AGCGAAGCAGTTGGCGATGGACTACAAGATGACCAACATTAAGACGGCACGCGAAGGCGAGAATCAAGCCGGGTATTACACTAGAAATAATGAGAAACCTGTTGAGCAGCCAAGAGAGCAGCGGCCGGGTGATGCAGTCATTTGGGGTGGAGCCGGAGGCATGAATATGTCATCTATCACTAAAGGTGGTATGTTTAGGTCTGTAGCCGGTGAGCCGGTAGGCATTAATCCCAAAGAAGCGGGGAATTTGACGGGGCCTAAAGCGGCAAGTTATATTGCTGACCATGAAAATCTAGCGATTAATGAATAATGCGTATTCCATCAGGGCTTTCCGAACGCGAACAATTCTTTAAAGATTTGATTCAAAAATGTATGGTGAGCCTTGAAGAACGCAAGGGTGACTATTCCTCTCTGCGTTCGTTTTATTTATTTGGTTCTGGCCCCGAAGATCAACCTGCGATCTTTAACAAGATTTATCCACACATTGATACGCTGTGTAGCTTTCTCTACTCAGCCGAAACGACACGTTTCTCAATCAACATTGGTGCATCTGTTAGCCCGTTAGAGGAACGCAAGGTTCCACGTTTGACGGCCGCATTGAACGATGAATGGCTAAACAGCAATGCCGATCAAGTCTTTTCAGAGGCTTTGACCTGGGCGTTATGTTTTAACACTACTTTTGTCAAACTGGTTTACCAGAATGGTATCCAACCATACATGATTGAACCCGGCACGATGGGTGTATTACGTGAAGATACACCTTACACTGACCGGCAACAGGCTATTGTCCAAACGTATTACATCACTAAGACCGAGTTGTACAACCGTTTGTATAGCCATCCAAGACGGGATGAGATTGTCAAACGTGTAACTACGGCTTACAACACCCGCACCGAAGACATACCGGAAGGTATTGACCGTATTATTATGAGTCAAACCAACCCAACGCTGTACGGTACGGTTAATTTAGACTTGTATGGCCAGAACCGCTACAAAGCACGGGTAGCTGAAGATACGGTCAAGATGTATGAGTTGTGGGCATGGAACGATGACATTAAGGATTACCAAGTTGTCACCATTGCTGACCCCGATATTATTATTTATGACCGGCCTGGAGAGAGTTTATTCCTCAAAGGCGAGTTGCCGTTCATTCAAATATGCCCTAATCCGCAGTATGACTACTATTGGGGGCAGTCCGAAGTCCAGAAATTAGTCTTTTTGCAGCAGTTAAGAAACGGTCGAATGACCGAAATCCTTGATTTGTTGAGCAAACAAGTCAATCCACCTACCTTTTTGACCGGCTTTACGGGCATTTTAGATGAGAAAAACTTTGCATTGAACCGTCCAGGCACGGTAATGAGCAGTGATATGCCCAATGCAAAGGCTGATCGACTGGCTCCGCAGATGCCTCCAGACCTATTTGAAGTGCTACATGAGTGTGATGCCATGTTTGCAGAGGTATCTGGCATTAGTTCTGTGCTGTCTGGACGAGGTGAACAAGGGGTTAGAAGTGCTGGGCATGCCTCACAATTGGCAAGATTGGGAAGTTCAAGGGCTAAAAAACGTGCTTTGATCGTAGAAGATGCGCTAGAAAAGGTTGCAACACTGTATTTGAAGCTGATGCAAGCCTATGACCCCACACATTATCGTGATGAATACGATATGTCGTTTATTGCGGAGCAGTTTACTAAAGATTACCACGTTAAAGTGGATGCACATAGTAACAGCCCGATATTCATGGAAGATAGTCGAACATTAGCGTTTAACTTGTTGAAAGCACAGGCAATTGATAAAGAATCATTGCTTGACTTATTAGAACCACCGATGAAACAATTGCTCAAGGAAAGATTGGCTAAGAGAGAAGCTGCTCAAGCCGGTCAACAGAAACCCGCTCCACAGATTAAGGAGAAGAAAGGTGGCCCGTCAAACGAACCTAACCCCCAAGGCTGATCAGCCAAAGGTGTCAACGGAAAGTTTAGCGCGTGGCAACGCACCTGCGGGTTTGCAGTACAAAGTTACAGGTATTCGCAGTCCAGCGCGGAGTGCCACAACACGCAGTACCAGAGATTATAGTAGGGGATAACCGTAGATAAGGAGGTGGTCAAGATGTACAAGGCTCACAAACGCGGTCGTAAGACCAAACGGTAATCCCGGAAGGGACGAAGGGTATGGGCGCATCCCCTTTTTGTATGTGCCCGCAATTTTGGAGAAACCAAAATGGCTAAGATGAAAAAACGCAGTCGTCGCGCAAAGCGCTAATCCTTTGGGGGGCGGGATTAATAAATGCTCCCCACCAATTTGAGAGGATGACATGAGTGTTCCACCAGATCAGTTAATGAGTTTGATGGGTAAAGGCAAAGGTACAGATACACCACCACCGATGCCCCCTGTAGGCAATGCGCCTCAGATGAGTGATGCTTCAACCGCTCCGATGGCCGCGCCAATGTCTACACCCGAACCCAAACTTGGAAACCGTGAAGGTGCATTAGTCAATCTAGGTATGGCACTTGATCTGATCGAGCAATCGCTCCCCGCTCTAGGTAGCGAATCAGAGGAAGGGCAGAAAGCATTACAAGCTATGAAAGTTTTGTCTGCGGTGTTAGGCGCACGGAAGGGCAAAACCAACGAGTTGCAGCAGTCTGAAATCCTTCAGATGCTTCAATCCCTACCGCAAGCGGGTGGCGGTACGCCGGAAAGTCGTTCAATCGCAGCCGCACCACCCGTAGCAAATATGCCCCCCATACCTGGTGGTGGCGCACCCCAACCTAGCCCAATTTAAGGAGTTATCATGGATTTATTTAAGCCTCGCGGCGCAAGCCAAACCCGTAACCCAGTTACCGATCAGCAGCAGAACGGTGTTGTCACTAACACCCCTCGTTTTGCTCATTTAGGTGGCTTAGATTCTTCAACCAAAACCGGCACTAAGAACAAGATGATGGTTCAAAAGCCTGGTGATGGTAAGAAAGTTATCTAACAAGGAAGGGGATAGATCATGGCTACATTAGAAGATTTAAGTTACGAAGCTAGGGATGAACTAGCATTGTTGATGCGTGAAATGTCGGAAAACCCGGCTACCCGTGCATCTGTATTGCGTTTGACCAAGCAATTACGCCCCAATATGCCGATTCCTGAGTTAGAAATCCAGGATCAAACCTCCGCTATTGTTAATCAGTCCAACCAAAAAGTTGAAGCACTGGAAGCAAAGTTGCGTGAGAAGGAAGTCATGGCAGAGTTGGAGCAACGCCGTCACAACCTTTTGAAGAAAGGTTTGGTGCGTGACGAGGAAGATATCCCGAAAGTGGAAGCGTTGATGCTTGAGAAAGGCATGACCAACCACGAAACGGCAGCAGAATACTTTAACTGGATGCAACAAGCAGCGACACCTACGCCCTCTGGATACAATCCTAGTGCGTTGTCTAAGTTTGACTTGAGTGCGTTCTACAAGAATCCGATACAAGCAGCACGGAACGAGGCATCAAAAGCCCTAAGCGAATTACGTGGCCCCAAGCGGCCAATAGGGTTGTAGTTGTTAGTAGGGGATAAAATTTTTATGGGAGATAAGCCATGCCTATAGGCGGCGGTATTATTCCAGCAACGGGATCGAACCAATACACGGAGCTGACGTATGTAACGCGCCGGGCATTTATCCCCAAGCTGGTCGTTCAGCTATACAACAGCACACCCTTGTTAGCAGCATTGATTTCAAACAGTCAGTCTGCTTCTGGTGGTGTATCCTCAGTAACCGTACCTGTACAGGGTGCTCAGTTCGTCAACGCTCAATGGTCTGATTATTCCGGTTCTTTCAACCAGCCTTCAGTCCAGCAGGGTGCTTACAACGCTGAATTCGATCTGAAGTTAATGATCGCTCCTGTTCCTTTCCTCGGAATGGAAGGTGCAGTTCAGCAAGACGCAGCCATTATTCCTCTGATCGAAGCGCGTATGAATGACGCGACTAACGTGATGATGGATGCAATGTCTACCGCCTTGTACAACAACTCAACCAATACTCAACAGTTTATTGGTCTCCCCGCAGCGGTATCTGCATCAGGTACATACGGCAACATCAGCCGTTCAACCTATACCTGGTGGCAGTCAGGTTCTTATGCCGCAGGTAACGTCAACCCCACCCGTCAAAACGTACTCCAGTACATCTCTGGCACGGTGAAGAAAGGTGCTGAAGTGCCCACATTTGGTGTGTGCGGCTTTGGTACTTGGACGTTGTTGGCACAAGACTTTGTAGGCCAAGAACAGTATGTCATTACTCCTGGTAGTGGTTTTGATGGTGATGCAAACGGCCCCCAAGCAGCGTTCCGTGCGCTGATGGTTGCTGGTGTGCCCATCTATGCTGACCCCTACTGCCCCGAAGGTACTTTGTATCTCTTGAACACTAACTACTTGTCTCTGTACATCCATGAGCAAGGTTCGTTTGTGTTTACGGGTTTTGAGTCCACTCTACCCAACTGGCAGATTGGTTATGTAGGTGCTGTGATCATGATTGCGGAATTGGTATCCACCAAGCCCAAGAGCATGACAGCAGTGACCGGCTATAACTACCTGTCGCTATAAGGAGATAAGTCATGTCATTAAGCACAAACAAAATCCTTTTAGCTAATGCGTCTACGAACACCGCAGGTGC